GGAGAAAATCGGTCAAGACCCCGTTGTTTATTCACTGACTGATAATGGAAAAAATATTGAAATTGACTAAGGAGATTTATTGAATTATGAAGAAGACTATGATTAATCAGACTCACATCGAGGGTGTACTGTACGAGCACAATCTGGAAGCCAAGGTTTCTGGCGAAGCATCTAAGAATCCTGGCACTCCTTTCATCGCCGGCACTATCAGCATTGCTACCGATGATGCAATGACCAACATTGTTCCCATCCACTTCAGCTATGTTACCGCTACTTTCGGTTCCGGCAAACCCAACGACACCTACACCACTCTTTCTAATATTGTAAATGGTACTTTCGGTACTTACATGAAGGATGGCGCCGATAAGGCTGTCAAGCTTCGTGTTGATTCTGCCCTGGGCTTGAACGAGTTCTACACTGAGCGTAACGGCAAGGAAGAACTGGTTTCTGCAAAGCGCAATGAGGGCGGTTTCGTCCATAAGGTTGATGCTCTGGACGAGGATGAGAAGGTTCGTAACACTTTCAAGGCCGACATGGTTATCACTTGTGTAACTCACATGGATGGTGATGACGAGAAGGGTCTGCCTGAAAAGTGCGTTGTCAAGGGTGCTATCTTTGACTTCCGTAAGAGCCTGATGCCTGTTGAGTTCAGCGCTACTAACCCCAACGCTATGCGTTACTTCGAAGGTCTGGAAGCAAGCCAGAAGAATCCTGTCTTTACCTGTGTTTGGGGCCGCCAGGTTTCCGAAACTATTGTAAAGCAGATTCGTACTGAATCCGCTTTCGGTGAGGATGAAGTTCGTGAAGTAAAGAACACTCGTCGTGATTTCGTTATCACCGGTGCTTCTAAGGAGCCTTATCTGTGGGATGACGAAAGCTCTATCACCGCTGCTGAATTGAATGAAGCAATTCAGAAGCGTGAAGTTGATCTGGCTGCTATGAAGAAGCGTCAGGATGAGTATCGTGCTTCTAAGTCCGCTCCTAAGGCAGCAGCTCCTGCCGCTGGTGGCTTCAACTTCTAATCAAAGATTGAGGAGGACATAAAATATGGCTATTGATTTATTGGCACTTCAGCCTCATAAGGTCTCTCGTGACCTAAGTGGCTATATCACCTATATCTATGGCGCTCCTAAGTGCGGCAAGACTACTCTTGCCGTACAAATGGAGAAGCCTCTACTGCTTGCATTTGAGCCTGGTTATCACGCCCTGCCTGGTATTGTCGCACAGGACATCACTTCCTGGGCTGAAATGAAGCAGGTTTACCGTCAGTTGAAGCAGCCTGAAGTTCAGGCAACTTTCCGTTCCATTATTATTGATACTATTGATATTGCTGCTGACCGCTGCAAGAAGTACATTTGTAATCAGAACGGTATCGAAGACTTGGGTGACTTGGGCTATGGTAAGGGTTGGACCAAGTTCAAGGATGAATTCAACGAAGTGTTCCGTGGTTTGACTCAGTTGGGTTATGCAGTGTTCTTTATCGGACATGACAAGCCTGAAATGATTGATAATCCCGACGGCACTAAGACCATGAAGATTCGTCCTACTCTGAGCAACTCCACCAAGACTGTTATCGCTGGTATGGCTGACATTTATGGTTATGCACACCAGAAGGCAGCAGGTGAAATGTCTGTTCTGACTCTGCGTGATGGCTCCGGCATGATTGAGTGCGGCTGCCGCTTCAAGCATATGCCTACTGAAATTGTTATGAGCTATAAGAATCTTGTCGATGCTTTGAATGAAGCCATTGATAAGGAGGCACAGGAAACTTCCAATATGTTCGTTACTACTGAGCGTATTGTTGCTCCTGCCATGGTAACTTATAACTATGAGGCTTTGATGGGCGAGTTCCAGGATCTAGTTGGACAGTTAATGAGTAGAGGTACTACCAACGGCCCCAAGATTACTGCTATTGTTGAGAAGTATCTTGGTAAGGGCAAGAAGGTAAGCGACACCACTCCCGAGCAGGCTGAATTTGTAAGCCTAATCGTTAGCGATATTAAGGCTGACCTGATGTAATTTTCACTTCAAGTCGGGGCGATCCGCTCCGACTTGATTTTTTTTATATTTTTTGGTATAATATAATATAAGAAATGAAAAGAAAGGCGTAAAGAAAGTTTTGGTCGAAGATAATCAATTCTGTCAAAATAAACTTTACATATAGTAAAGAGAGGAGTGATAATGTGACTAAAACTTGTGGTATTTATAAAATTACCAATAAACTTTTGAATAAAAGTTATATAGGACAAAGTATTCATATTGAAGATAGATGGAAAGAGCATATGTGGGGCAAAGGTAGTGTGGATTTACATAATGATTTTAAAATATATGGTCTTGAAAATTTTCAATTTGAAATCTTGGAAATTTGTAATCCAGAATTTTTATTAGAGAGAGAAAAGTATTGGATAAAATTTTATAATACTTATGAAAATGGTTATAATTTAAACGATGGTGGAGATAATAGTAAATATGCTATTGAAAAAACCAAAAAGAAAGTTTATTGTTATAACTTGCAAGGAGAATTTCTTACAGAGTATGATAGTGTAAGTGAAGCAGAACGGCAAACAGGAATATCTAATTCAAATATTTGTCGTGCAATAAAAACTTGCGGCCGCACACAAAAATTTTTATGGAGCTATGAAAAAGCAGATATTTTACCTGCTTATAAACGAAAAGTAAGTCATGCTCCAAAGCAAGGTAAATCAGTGCTACAATATTCTAAAGAAGGAATACTATTAAATCAATTTAGGACTTTAGCAGAAGCGAAACAGATTACAGGAATTAGTGATGCTAGTATTAGTCAAGTATGTAAAGGAAAACGCAAAACTGCTGGAGGATATATATGGAAATTAGTTGAGGAGGAGTGAGCCATGGCTCATATTGTAACTTGTCAATATTGTCGTGGTCGCTTCGACCGTGACAAAGAAGAGTACGTCTTAGTCAGTGCCCGTAGATACGCTCACGCCGCGTGTATGCTTCGTGAAGCAGCGATAAACCCAGCACTAAAAGGTGAGATTATCGACCCGAATGATAATGTCACTTGTGCTTATTGTAAGAAACCAATGTCAAAGAAAGACGCAGACTGCGTAATGATTGGCAATGGTAAATACGTTCACGCTCATTGTCAAGAATTAGAAGAAACTCGTGAGAAAACTGATAGAGAAAAGCTGGAAGATTATATCAAGGGTTTATTCGAAATTTCTTATATTGAGCCAAGAGTAAAAGCACAAATCAAAAAATATATTGACGAGTATAATTATACATATTCTGGAATCCAAAAGGCTTTACAATATCATTATGAAATAAAAGGCGGAGATAAATCAAAAGCCAACGGTGGTATTGGTATCGTTCCATATGTGTATAAAGATGCTTACAACTACCATTATAATTTATGGCTAGCCCAGCAAAAGAACAAAGACGTCAAGATTGAACTATACACTCCACAGGTCAAAGAAATTGTTATCCCCAGACCGCAGAGAAAAGTCAAAAAGCGTCAATTATTTACTTTTTTGGATGAATAAAGGAGGCGCGCATGGGTAGCAAATATGTTGACACAACTGCTGTAATGCAGGTTATTGGATGTGTATATAATAATCCAAAGATTTTGGAATATACTGATAAGTACTCAATCGTGGATGAAGATTTTTCTGATACATTCCATAAAACTGTATTCGGTGCAATCTATAAAATTCATGAGCTTGGCGCAAATAAAATAACTTTGGAAAGTCTATCAGACTTTTTCGCTACTCGTCCCAAGAGTGCGGCTGTGTATAAGCAAGGTAAGGGCGAAGAGTGGTTATTGAGAATCTCAGAAAATTGTATGCCTTCCGCATTTGACTATTATTATGGACGCTTGAAGAAGTTCTCACTGCTTCGTGCCTATGATAATTGTGGTGTCGATGTTTCTGACATTTATGACCCCGATAATATTTTAGACACAAAAAAGAAACAGATGCAGGAGGATTTACTAGATAATGCGTCTCTTGAAGATATCGCGAACAAAGTCGATGAAAAAATTGAAGCGATTCGTTATCAATACGTTGACGAGTCCTTTGGCGAAGCCCAACAAGCCGCTGAAGGTATATTTGAACTAATTGAGAAATTTAAAGAGCATCCAGAAGTCGGTGTTCCATTATATGGCCCACTAATCAATACAGTCACTCGTGGCGCACGATTGAAGAAGTTTTATCTACGGTCTGCTGCTACTGGTATCGGTAAGACTCGTTCAATGATTGCGGATTGCTGTTATATCGGCTGTAATAAGATTTATGACGAGAATTTTGGATGGATTGGTAGTGGTCCGGCTGAGCCAGTTCTATTCATCACCACCGAGCAGGAGTTGGAAGAAATTCAGACAATGATGTTGGCTTTCTTATCCAATGTAAATGAGGAACATATCCTCAATGGCGAATATGGTGACGGTGAAGAAGAACGAGTAATCCAGGCCGCAAAACTTCTAAAAGAAAGTCCCATCTATGTTGAAGAGTTGCCTGACTTCTCTCTACAGGATGTTGAGAATAAGATTAAGAAGAATATCCGAGACCATGATGTAAAGTATGTTTTCCATGATTATATTCATACGAGCTTGAAGATTCTGGAAGAAATTACAAAGCGTTCTGGTGGTGTCAAATTGAGAGAAGATAATATTCTATTTATGCTTTCTACTCGTTTGAAGGATATTTGTAATCAGCACGGTGTATTCATCATGTCTGCTACTCAGCTGAATGGTGATTACCAAGATAGTAAAACTCCGGACCAGAACTTGCTTCGTGGTGCGAAGGCTATCGCTGATAAAATTGACTATGGTGCCATTCTATTATCTGTTAAGGATGATGATTTGGTATCTTTGGAAAATATTCTATCCACAAGTATTTTTGAAAAGCCGACAATCAAAATGTCTATTTACAAGAATCGTCGTGGTAGATATAAAGGCGTAATCTTATGGTGCAAGGCAGATTTGGGTTGCTGTCGTATCAAGCCTATGTTCTGCACTACTTATGATTATGAAATGGTGAGTATCGATGATGTACGAATTAGAATCGATGAAGAGTCCGCTTTCGAGTGTGACTAATCCTCCCAGAGGACTCAGAAGAAAAGCAAATTTGTTAGAAGATTCCGATTTTGGAATTGTAAATAAAAAGGAGATAAATAATATGGCAGAGTTTGTAAAGAACGATAATCAGAGAAACAACAAGACCAAGGGTAACTTCAACCGCAACAAGAATAACGCTCCTCGTGAGAGAGATTACGGCAGCAAGAAGCGTGAGACCCTTCCCGCACCTGACGTCTGCGCTGGTACCGTCGAGTATAAGATGGGTAAGCTGATGGCTGACGAAATTCTGAAGGCTGCTAAGTCTAAGAGTGGTAAGCTGCCTGGCACTCCCCAGGAAGTCCTGTGCAGATATGTCAATCAGGAATGTGGCTTGAAGGGCTATTGCGTCAAGGTCCTTGTTGATATCAACTGATGATTGTCTTTGATAAAGTCAAAATCAGAGAAGCACTTACTACTGACTATATATTCGAATTACTACAAGAATTTGGTGGTGATCCCGGACGATGTTCGTTCGGGCTCACCTCATCTACTATCTGCCACAATCCGCCCGGTGAAGGAAGCAGAAAATTGTATTACTACGAAAATACTGGTCTATTCAAGTGCTACACTGGTTGCGACGAGTATTTTGACCCTTTTGAACTGGTTATCAAGGTTGCTAAAATCCAATGGGATAAAGAGTT